CGGCTCCGCCGAGGTTGATTGGCGTTTCGTCGTCTTCGTCGAGGGCACCGAAGTCGTCACTGTTGGCGAACACCGTGCGCGGACCTGGCATCAGGTAGCCATCCCAGAGCCAAGTCAGTCCCGAGGCGCCAAGACCCGCCTTCGCCTTATAGGCTGTGCCACCCCGCCGGTAGGGGTTGCCGTCCTCGTCAAGAAGGCCGTTGACGATGTCGTAGGCGCCCGTGGCAGAGATCAGGGTCGGGGCGACGTCGCGCGACATCCCATCGGACCAATCCTCCTGCACAGTCTTTTCACGGACGGCCGGCATCAGGCAGCCACCGCCATGAGCGGCCGGCGCGGGTGGAGCTCGACCAGGCCGCGCGGCCTCCCGGGTTCGCTGACCCCGAGACGGCTGAGCATCGCTTCGACGCCGCGCGTTTCGCATTCCAACTCCCGCGCGATATCCGCCGCAGAGCGGCCGATCACGAGGAACTGCACGCTCAGCCAGCCGGGCGTGCAGGGCGCGCCAGGTGGCAGCGGCCAGTTCAAGGGCTTGTCCCGCCAGAACCGGCGGGGATCGTCCGCGACGTCCCTCACGCCGTCACCCCCACGATGCCGGGGATGAAGATACCGTCGCCGCTGGCGCGCTCGTTGTCGTAGCGGACGAGTTCGGAAAGCGCGAGGTCCGCTTTCCCTTTCTGGACTTCGGCCAGTTCCGGGTTGTCCTCGACGGTCCCGTAGTAGATCTCGCCAACGAAGTGGACCAGCTTTTCGTGGAACCAGGCCGGAAACTCGCTCGGCTCCACGTTCGGTTCGTCTACGTTGAACGCCGGGGCTTCGTAGACCCACTCAAGCTCCAGCGTGGTCGACGCCGGGGCTGGGTAGAGGTAGAGCTTGCGGGCGCCGTCTTTGTCGGTCCCCTCGTACCAGACGCCGTAGCCCGTCATCCGCAGTTCGCCGCTTTCGAACTGCCGGACGGTCTCGCGGTCAGACGGCTCCCAGGGCCGACCGGCAACCGTGACGCTCAGGACGTAGAGCAGGTCTTCGGGCCACATGTAAGCCGCCTGCCCTGCGACGGTCGCTTCGACCTTGGTCTTGCGGGGGTAACCAGAGCGCCGGGCAGCCTCCCGACGCGCCTGGTTCAGAAGGTCGCAGGCTTCGCTTTTCGAGAGGTCGAAGCCGTCGAATTCGTTGAGGCGAGCTGTTAGGCCGGCGAGGTCGATGAGGAGGCTCCGTTATTGGAACCCGCACCGGCCTCCGACTCGGAGCCACCCGCGAACGTCCGCAGCGCCGCCTCTGCGGCCTGGAGGATCGCGGGGCGGTTATGCGTCTTTCGCTCGAGGCTCAGCACCGCCTGAAGGGAGTCCACGTCAGCTTCCGCTGTCGTTTCGGCAATCCGCTTCATCTGATGCGCCAGCGTGGGCTGCGGTTCATCTGGAGCCGCGCCCTGCTCGTAGAAGCCACTGGGAGCGTTGACGTTGAAGGCGTGGTGGTTGCGGAGCCACTTGAGGAGGTTCTGGACCTCGGACTCGGATAGGTTCCGCTCCTGCTTGTAGGACTCGTCGACCGTGAAGAGGTGGTTGACGAACTCGACCTTCCAAGGCGTGCGATCGAACTCCTCGCCCTTGTCCTCCATGCGCTGGAAGTACTCGCGTTCGGTCAGGATTTCCTTGCCGCCGAGGCCGTTGTCTACGTGGCGCTCTGCGCGACGTGTCAAGACCTGATTGGGACTGATACTGGTGAAGGTGACCGTCTCGGTCGGGATCTCTGTCTCTGTAGGCATCTGCCGTTCTTCCTTTCGTGGAACCGGCGGCGGGCCAGCTCGACCCGCCGCCGTTAAGTCCCTTAGCCCGTGACGCCGGTGAGGACGCCGCCGGTCTTTACCTGCTTGAATTCGAAGCCGCACTCGGTGAGGATCTCGTCCTTTTCACCGTCGCGGTCGTTCTCCGCGCGACCCGTGAGCACCTTCGTGTCACGTGGCCCCTTCGGCGCATTCTTGCCGCCGAGGTAGCGGTAACCCGGAGCCGCCTTGCCCATGTCGAGGGCAATCGCGTAGCCGCCCCACACCGCGCCCTCAAGCAGGTTGTGCTTGACGAGGTTGATTTCCCCGTGAGCGCAGACGTACTTGGTGATCGCCAGCCCGTAGGTTTTGTCGCTGTCCGCCTGAATCGTCTGGAGACGACCCACGGCGAAGTTGTTGATGACCGACAGGACCAGTGCCGAGCAGAGGACGGTCTTCTTGTTCCCGTAGCGACAGAGCGCCCGGACCCAAGACTCCCACTCGGCCTCGGTGAGGGTTCCGCCCGCGTCCTGGTTGTTCTCGGTGAGGAACGCCAGTGCGCCGGCGGAAGTGGTGAGGCGACCACCGTTGGGGCCGGTCGTTTCGCCCTTGGAACCGAACAGACCGGCGAACTCGATGTCGAGCTTGTGCTCGATCATCTTCTCCTTGTGGTCCTGCACCCACTGGTGCGGTTCGGTCATGTTGGACGAACTCAGCGCGGACCCCGACGCCTCGATGGACGTGCGGAAGATCTGCGTGAAGTTCGTGATCTTGGTCGGGTTCTTGGAACGCGCCTGGAAGGACCGATCGCCCTCCTCGGCAACCGCCCCGATCACGAACAGCGGATCGTTGTCGACGAGGGCCGCTGCGGTGGTGCCCGCCTGGCCTCGTTTCACGGTCAGCGTGTTCGTCGCGACGCTCGACACGTACATGATCTCCCCCGTGCGGGGAACCCGTACGAGTGCGGCGCCGTAGAACACTTCGCCCGTGTCGACTTCGATTTCGGTCGCGGCGCTGTTGTAACCCGCGCCTTTGTTGACGGCGTCGAAGCGAACGTCGCGCTCCTTCTCGACCCACGAGTATTCGTAGTCGTCGCACGACTTGACGTTGCCCGCGTCTTCCCACCGCTTGGTGAGGACGGTCAGCGGAGCGACATCGGGCTCCAGAAGAACGATCTCTTTCTGGATGTCGATCGCTCGCTGGAACGAGGCGACATCGTTGGTCTGTCTTTGGCCTGCAATCACGGTCATGGCGATTTCTCCTTAAGGACGGCGACCGACTAGCGGAATGCCTCTCCGCCTCCCGATCCACCGCCGAAGACGTTTTGCTTGTACTGGTCTTCCACGGAGGTCTCGCCCGTCTGGGTCTGACCCGCCTGCGTCTCGATCGACGCTCCGTGATTCGCGGCCTGCTCGGCCGGTACCGCTCCGGCGTCGGCCAGCTTGGCCTTCACCTGGGTGTAGGCGAGATCGAGCAGCGCTGTGTCGAACCTCGCCCCCTCTCCGTAACGACCTACGAAGTTCTGCATCGTAGCCTCGACCCCGCTGAGGATCTCCGGCTGCACGATGTCGGGGTGCTTCTCCTGGAAGGCCTTGATCTGTTCGATCTGACGTTCCTGGACGATCGGATTCACGGCTTCCTGGACCCGCTCCTGCACGAAGTTGTCGAGCGCCTCCATCTGAGCCTGCTCGCCCTGCGCGGGCTCTTGACCCGGAACCTCGCCAGGGAACTGTCCGGCGCGAAGCTGCGCGATTTCCTCGGGGGTGAACCCGAGATCTTCGGTCTGCTCGGGCGACAGGGCCGAGAGGAGATCGGGTTGCTGCTGACCCTGGGGCGCGATCTGGCCCTGAAGCTCGGCGACGCGATCTTCCATCGCTTTTAGCTGGGCGCGAACGTCACCCTCGGGCGCGGCCTCGGGGGCCTGGGGCTGCTCGGGCTGCGCTGGCTGTGGCGCTCCGGCGACGGGCGGCGCGGCGGGCTGGGCGGGTGCTGGAGTTTGGGCACCATCGGCGGCTGCCGGGGGCGCTCCTGCTACTGAAGCCTCCATCAGGGACTCTCCTCTTCTGCCCCGCGCAGCTCGGCGGCGGCGTTCTTTCCGTTCTCGACGATGCCGAGCGCGAGCGGGACGATCTCGTCCAGCCCGCGCAGGTGCCCGACGATGTCCGCGTAGCTCGCGGCATCGGAATCGGGCTTACGGTGGATCAACATGGCGACCAGCCCATCCCGGTGAATCTTCAAGACCTCGCAGAGGTCATCGAAACCGGCATGCTCGATCAGCGTTTTGACCCGCTCCCCGATCTCCACCTGTCGGGTCAGCGAGATTCCGTCCAGATCGACGGGCATCACTTCTTCTGCTGGCAACTGGTCAGTGACCATGTGCCAGGCAGTCTAGACGCGCCTAGCGGACGGCTTTACGAGAGCGCTTCTGGAGGCTGCGTTTCGCGGTCGAAGGATGCGGACCGTAGGTGGGCCGGCCGAGCAGGATTGAGCGCAGCGTCGGTCCCTTCGGGCGACCCGAGCCCTTGCGGTAGGGCTGCGAGCGGCGGCGAGAGGGCCTCATGAGATCTGCTTCGTCGATTTGAGACGTTCTTCGATCTCGGTGACGCGCGTTCGCAGGTTGGCCAGGACTTTGGCCTCTTGTTCCCCGTAGGTGTTATCGATCGTGCTGGCATCAGCGGCGGTCAAAGCCGCAAGCGGAGTAGCGCTGAAGTCCGCGCCGACGATGGTGGGCATTCCGATTTCGCTGGAGTCGATCGCCGTGGTGCATTCGTTGATGTACCGCGTGCTGATCGACCAGGTGCCGAACAGGTTCTTGAGCTTGGCCCCGGTCTGCCCCACTTTCGCATCGTTGTCGACGACAAGACCACGAATGACGCCCGTCGTCGCTTTTTCGATCAGTAGTCCGAACTCTGAAACACCGTAGATCTCGGGGTCGAGGATGCGAAGTCTGACCACATTCGCATTGGTCGACTCGATCCCTCGAGCACAGTTCCGGATCTTGGGCCGATCAATGACAATGTGGTTCAGGTAATCACCGAGCAATACGCCGCGCGTCGCCCCGACCACATCCCCGCCCAGCCACACGTGTTGGAGTGAGCCATAGGCTCCCCGTGCGGATTTGACTTCGACAGCGACGCCAGCCGGGTTGACCACCTTGAGGCCTCGAAGATCAACGTCTTCGATCGCGGCGTGTGGGCCGCTCGGTTTATGCACCACGTCAGCGGCGACGACAACGGCGGCCTGGCTGTAGAAGGTGGCGTCTCCCCCACTGGTCGAGATCCTGCCTCTGATCGTGATGTTTTTAGCCTTGGTCTGGTAGGCATCGAAGATGCCCAGCCCCCAGCCCGCGACGCCATCCACAGTCAGATCAAGATCGATGTCACGGCCGCCACGAATCGTCAACCCAAGGCCGGGCCCGTCGTCCCCGGGCCCGGAGATCGCCACTCGTCCCCGGACGTTGTGGAGGTCGTGGACCAGTTCAGGGTCTTGCTCGGAGTTCAAGCCGAGGCCGTCATCACCGCAGCCCCGGATGTCAATGTCAAGCTCGACCTTCGAGCAGTTGCTCTGGATCGTCACCCCGTCGCGACCGTTGTTCTCGGCCACGCCAGCGATCTTCAGCCCTTCGATGTTGGCACAGGCGATCCCGAGGCGCTTGGAGTCGTGTTGGTAGACCCCCTCGATGCGGATGTTGTGGCAGAGGTGCCCATCGGCGGCCACGAAGCGGACGGCCGCACTCGGGTTCACGTCTTCGGTGCGGTCACCTTCGATGTTCGCCTTGTTGCCGTCAACCTCGCAGTCGATGAGCGCGATGTTGCTGTTGCCGTTCGTGAAGTCTCGATTGCGCAGGTGGTAAGGATTGCTCGTGCTGTCGAGGAGCTTGAACTTCATCAGCCACGCGCGCACTCCGTCTCCGAAGAGGATTTCGTCGCAGAGATAGACATCACCGGGACGACCGGTGATCGTGCCTCCACCCCTGCTTTCAGCCTCGTCCAGGGCGGCCTGAAGCGCATCCGTGTCGTCGGTTTCGCCGTCTCCCACCGCCCCGTAGGCCCGCACGTTGATTAGGACATCCGATGCCGCTACAGCACCGATGTCCACAGGGGCAATCGGATCGGTACCTCCTGTCGCGTGAGTAGAGGCGTGAGCAGTCGGGACGCGAGGGTCTGAAAGTCGCGGGTCGCTGGCGAGCGCCATCTCCACGAACTCGAAGCCGCTTTCGTCGTCGTTGACGGCGACCGCCTTGCCGGGCGCGATCTCGGCGTAGTCGAGACCGTCAGGCAGTCGTGGAGGCGGGCCGTTCTCGCCAGGTGTGAACCGCTGGCTACGCCACATTCCTTCCACCAAGGCAAAGGCGAAGTAGGGCACGTGATTGGTCAATCCCGTGAAGGTCAGGGATCCATCTGTGACGGTCGCAGATGTGACGGGCGAGCCAGGGGGCGTGACCGGCGCGGAGGCATAGCCACGAGCGTCATAGACGCTGGCTTCGGTGCCCTCGGGGAACGGCATGTTTGGCAGGGTGAAGGACGCCACCTACTTGGCCACCCAGCCGGTTTTGCCAGTGGTGGACTCCTTGACGTAGAAGCTGGTCGCGGCGCCACCATCAGTGCGGCGGAAGATAGAGCCCACGGGGGCTTCTACATTGCCCTCGGGCGTGCCGGTACCGCTGAAGACCTTCGCCCCGGAGATGTCCTGGTCGAAGTTGGTGGCCGATCCCGCGGTAGTTGAAGCCACATTGCCGCGGGAGGCGACCAGCGGCGTGCCCGTCGCTTCGTTCTTGAAGCCGACGCCAGCGTTGCCGGTCAGGTAGTTGCCGTTGATGATCGCCGTCGGCGAGCCGCCGGTCAGGACGATGCCGAAGGTCTGCGTCTTTGAGCCGGCGCCCGCCGTGTCGTAGCAAACGTTACCGGTCGCCACGAATGTGGTGTCACCGTTGAGGATGATCCCGGAGGCGTTGTTTTGGGTCCCGTTGCCTGTGCGGCCGTTGTTGACACAGGTGTTCGCCGTGACCGGGCACTTCTGGGTGAAGTTGCAGCGAATGCCTCCCGTGTTGTTCTTCACGGTATTGCCGGTGACCGTGCAGTGGAACACGTTTCGGATGCCGGTCCCGCCGTCGAGATGGATGCCGAAGTGGCTCAGCAGCACAGAGCCGCAACCTTCGACGGTGTTGCCTGAGACGGCAATCTCAGTCGCGTCGTTCACGTAGATGCCGTCGCCTACTGCTTCAGCGACGACGTTGTTGGCGATCGTGCAGGCATCAGCCCCGACGCAGCGGATCCCGACCAGCGGCTGAGTGGCGTTATTCCAGATCGCCGCGCGGCGCACGACGTTGCCGGTGACAGTGACCCTGCGCGACCGGAATTTGGCACCAGCCCCATCGGAGTTGATTGAGATCCCAGCGGCGAACGTGTCCGAGACGACATTCCCGGCGATGGTCGCGTCCTCAACGCCGTCGACCCAGATGCCGCGGCCCGCCGCGTCTGAGTCGCTCATGCCGGCACCATAGATCGTGTTGCCGGTGACGCTGATCCGCCGCGCACGTTCGCTGTTGTTTTCCAGATCGCCAGATGCGCCGATTGCAATCCCGTCGTCGCCAACTTCCTTGATCAGGTTGTCGGCGACAACAACGTCGAGCAGGTCATCGGTGTACCACATGCCCGTGATGCCGTCCCTGCCACCTTGGTTGACCTCGTTGCCGATGATCCGTACTCGTTCGCAGCCTTGGTAGGCAATGCTGATACCTGGGACTCGGTAGGCCCGGCAGTTGTAGACCCGGACACCCTTGACGCGGCGGAAGAGGAGCCCCGTAACCACCCCGCCCACAGGGGTACCGGAGGCCGTCCCGTCTCCCGCACCGTCGATGCCAATGTTCCGCACCGTGATGTTTTCGGCGGTCCCGTCCGTTTTCGCGTTTCGAACGTAGGTCCAGCCTTTGCTCGATTCGCCGCTGGCGGCGGTCCATGTGCCGACGAGCGCCGTCGCCTGATCTCCGTCACCTTCCAGGATGATGTTCGACGGGAGCAGCAGCGAGGCTGTGAGCCGATAGCGGCCGGCGGGGATGTGTAGGCGCCCTCCGACGGAGGCATCAATTGCGGCCTGGAGCGCAATCGTGTCGTCGGCAGCGCCGTTGCCAACAGCGCCATAGTGTTTGGCGTTCTTGACAACGGCTGGATCGTCGGAGGCAAGGACCTTCCCGGCTTCGCCTGCGGCTCCAATATCCGACGTCTGGAGCCGGTCGGCAACCAGCGACTCGTCAGCGCCAGCGGTGAACCCGACGTAGCGATAGGTGCCCCCCACGCTGGCAACCGCCCAGTACTCGACCCCAGTCGTCAGCCCCGTGAAGGTGAGCCGATCCGAGGAGCGCGTCTGTTCGCTCGCCGCCGCTCCCACGGGAGCACCCGAAGGCGCGCCTGGCGTTGACCAGTTCGACTTCGGATAGGCCTTGACGAGCGTCCCATTCGGGAAGACGTTGGTTGTCAGCGTGAAGTCCACGGCTACTTCACCGCAAACCCGACGTAGGCCCAGCGAGCACCGTCTTCAACAGGACCGGCCGCGCTCCACTGGCCTTTGGCGAGCCCAGCGACCTCGAGCGTCCCGTCCTTCTTGACCTTCGCCGTCTTGATGGGCTTGGCGAAAGGCTCGCGCCGCATGCTCCGCTCGACGGTGATCGTGTACGTGGGCAGGAATGCGACTTTCGTCCCAGGGGCGAAACGATGGTTAGGGACAACCACCGTCGGCGCCTTCGCGGGACGTGGACGCAGGGGCGGTTTCCTGGCCGCTTTCTTGGCTTTGGTCTTTGCTGCCATGGTCGGCCTCCTCAGTCGATGTGGAACAGGCAGGTGACCTCGCGGCCGCCTTCGCCTGCCTTGGAGCCTGCGGTCGTCGTGGAGACGGTTGCGGCAGCGCCACCGCCCGAGAGGGCTTCGCTGCCGGCCGCTACTTCGAGGGTCGGAACGTTCGTGCCGGCGTAGGCGCCGAGGAACTTGACGACGTAGGGTTTCGTCCCGCCGGAGTTCCCCACCCCGCCGCTGACTTCAACGTCCCCCGCCGCGATGTTCGAGAGCGCGACGAGCGCTTCTTCGACTTCTTTGGCGGTGGCGTTGAATTTGATGTCGGCCGTGGTCTGCCCTTCGAATTTCAGTTTGTATTTCCCGGCAGTGGCGTCCACTTTGAGGCTCTGAACCTCATCCACGACGCCGACCAGGACGTAGCTGCCAGGTTCAGCCGTGAGTTCGACTTGACCTTCTTTGATGACCCCGCTGGCGGCGGGAGACGGGCCGGGCACACGGCCCTCTCGGCGTTCAACATCGGTGGTCCTCGCGTCGAAAGCCTCGACGGCGGTCCCCTCGGGGAAAAGACCTGGCTTGGGGGTGACGACCTTTTTAGCCATTGCTCGCTCCTACGGGTTCGGGTTTGGGGGCCGCACCGTTGGGGGAGCTGCCCGATTCGGGTTGAGGCTGTTCGGGTGCTTCCTGGAGCCGCTGTAGCGCGGCTTCGAGCACTTGATGAATGAAGTCTTCGGGGATGCCCGCTTCCTGCATCGTCTTGCCGATCGATTCGACGACCTGATCGGCCGGGGGGCCGGGCGGTTTCAGCAGTTCCTCGGGCTGGTCAACGCCGAACTGAACGAGGAAGTATTTGAGGACCGCAGCGACATCGACGTCTTCGATGAAGGGGGCCATCGCCGCCATAAACTGCACGGCGTCGTTTCGTTTCTGCGCCTCGTTTTCGGCTTCCGTCGAGCCGTCCACCGGTTCGACATCGATGTCCGCGTTGATCTCGCGCGGGCCGCATTTGATGAACACGTAGCCATCCGGGGTCGTGTTGTCTTCGACCCGGATCGTCTGCGTCTGGCTTCCCTCGGTGAGGTGCTGGCGGTAGAGCTCGCGTTGCTGAGCGGTCGCCGGCCGCAGGAGATCGGGATGGAGGTTCTTGGCCTTCTGCTTGATCCGCTGGTTCGCGGCGGCCTGGACCAGCTGGGTGCCGGTGGCCGTTTCCTCTCCGCCGCCACCGGTGGAGGATTCGGAGACACCCGTGGTCATCTCGATGTCGCCCTTCAACGCCTGCTCCTCGGAGACGCCCGAGGCGGGGAGATCCTGGAACGGCATCGGAAAGATCACGTCTTTCGGATCGCCGGTCACCGGGACGAAGACGCCGGCGCCAGTGACGACCTTGGCCGGATTGAGCATCCCGCGCGAGTAGAAGTAGCCGCGGTTCATCGCGAGCGTGGCTGCGTCGCGCCGCTGGCCGCGCATCGTGTTCAGCTCGTACTGGAGGTGCGCGATCGGCTCGGCCTCCCCGATCCCGCAGAACTCGTGCTCGACCATCGTGGGCCGATAGATCTGGAACGGAAGATCGCCGTGGAGGAAGGGGTTCGGGCTGGCCTGCACGACGAGCTGGCGATCGAGGATGGTGTAGACGAAGTCGCGGTCGTGGTACTCCCAGACCTCGTGCAGCTTGTTGCCCTCGGTGTCGAAGTTCGACATACCCGCGGCCAACATCCGCTCCGCCCAAACCTCGCCGCGGCCGGTCGAAGTGCCCATGCCCTTGATGACCTCAAGGTCAAGCTCGACCCAGCCGCCGTTCTCCTCCTTGGACCGGCGTTCGTGGCCTTCCTTCACCCGGTCCTCGATGTACTCCATGCTGCGCCAGGTCCGGTGGATGACGTAGCTAGCGGAGGCCAAGTCGTAGGCCACCGGGTCCCAGAAGAAGTCGAAGATGTCGACCGACTCAGCCATCGGCCCCTGGTAGACGAGGATCTGCTTGTCGGTCTCCAGCTTGTAGCCGTCGCTGCTTTCCATCGGGACGACCTTCATCCCCTTGCGGAACTTGTTCTGCCAGTACATCTTCTGGACACCCAGGCCGTAGCGCAGCCCGGAGCGGACCGTTTCCTGTAGCCGCAACTCGTAGGCCATCTTCTTCTGATCACGCTCAAAGAGGCGCTTGACCGGCTCGCAGGCTTCCCGAGTGACGTCTTCCGGGTTGTTCGGCTTGACGCTGATCTGCGGATCGCTCGCCATAATCCGCGGAAGGTTGGTCTCGATGACCGTGAAGATGTAGGGGATGAACAGCTCCTCCCCAAAGACGCGCCGGAATTCCTGCATGACGGTGTCGCGGTCATTCGGCGTGTTGGCCTGCGCGTGCTGGCGCTGGAGCCGGCGGTAGTTCCGGCTGAGCCCGTACCAGACGTTCCACCGATCCACGAAGCTCTTGTGCAGCTTCTCGCTCGCGTTGAACCGGCCCTTGACCTTCTCAAAGACCGCCTTCTGTTCGGGCGTGTGTTCATCTGGGGAGGCGAGACCGGGCAAGTGCTAATCCGATTGGGCTGGCTCGACAGCCTCGGGGGTATCGGGATCAGGATCGGTGGCGGTCTGTTCCTCGACGGGCTCGGCCTCGATCTTGGCTGGCGGCCCCTGCATGTCGGTGATGGAGACACCCCGTACGTCCTCGGGGGCCTCAGCGACCTTCAGCCGCGCATCGCGGGTCTCGACCATGAGGCCGAAGCCGTGCGTCTCCCACTCGTCGGGGTTGGCCTCCAAGCGAAGGGCGGTCACATGGAACTGACCACCGACGCGCTCGAGGAAGGCCAGCATGTCCGTAAGCGCCCCGATGGTCGGGGCGTCGGCGCGATCGGCCAGAGCGGCGGCTGCGCGATGCGCTGCCTCATCGCCGGGGACAAAGCCGTCCTGGGCGTTCTCCTGGTAGATGACCTCGGCGAACTTGCGCTTCAAGACGGCCTCCTCAGTTCCCGCCCTTGCGGAGGTGAGCGAAAAGCTCCGGGTCCGCTGAGGCGGTGAAGTAGTTGTTGTCGCGGTGCTCGACGATCGCCAGCATCCGGTCTTCATTGCGGGTCGAGCATGCCTTCACGTGCCGCGCCCACTGGGTGTCCTGGTCCATCGGGAACCGCTTCCCGCAGCCGGGCACGGTGCAGACCAAGACCTTGCGCCGCTCCTCCGCGGAGCGCGGCAGGATCAGACCTAGGGACATGCTGTAAACCGATCAGTGACCACTTGCCACCGCAGTCTGAGGGTGTCTGCGGACGGGATCAGCCGTAGCGCGGGTCGTAGCCGGCGAGCCCCGCACTGGCGGCGACGAAAGCCGACTCATTCGGGGCGTCATCGCTTTCCTTCACGGGTAGCTCGCGGGCTACCTGCTGAGCGATCATGTACGCCATGAGAAGGTCGTCGAACTTGCCTGGCTCAGCCTCGGTGGTGCCCTTCTCGGTACGGGTGTAGGTACGAATCTCGCTGGCCAACCGCCGCGACTTGATGCCATCTACCTCCTCCAAAAGCAACCCCGCGAGACCCGCCACCATCTCTGGCTTCGTCCGCTGGTTGGTGTCCCAGCCGAGACGCGTTTCCATCCTCTCCGATGTCTGCCCTCCCCTTTTCGGGCGGTAGACGAAGGGGTAGTGGTAGTCGAGCCAGAGGGTGCGGAGCAGACCGGCGCCGAAGCCGCCTGTGCGCTCGACGACAAGCCAGGCGTTGTTGAACCAGAGCGCCGTGAGCAGGCATAGCGGGGTCAGCTGCTCGGGTTCGATCCGCGAGCGGTACTCCGCGACTTGCTCGCGGGTCCGGTGGTCGATGACTTGGATCGCGTGGTAGTCAGTGTCCTTCGTCGTTTCGGTGCGACCGCCGGAGACGTCGACCGCAACGATGTACTCACGCGATCGGTGCTCTCTCTCCTCGTCGGGCAGCCACAGGCGAAAGGGGTCAGTGGGCGTGAAGACGCCGGACTCGCGCCGCACCCATGAGGCCGACTGGGGAACCTTGATCTCGTCTCCTGAGCGGCTGACCTCCATCCCCTCGCGGTCGACCTCGAAGTCACCGATCTCCGGGCCCGGGCTCTCGACGGTCGGCAACCTCGGATCGGTCTCTTCGACCCGCTTGACGAGCTGCGCAACGCGGTAGGGATCAAAGACCTTCTGGCCGGTGGCGATGAACGCCTCTTCAGGCGTGGCGGGGAACTCCTGGTGGAAGACGCGGATGTCGCCGGCGCAGAGATTGGGGATCGCCCAGCGTCGCCAGTTCAACTGCTCGAGCGTGATCTCGAAGCCCTGCGCGCGCGCGATGTCGACCAGTTGCGGCTCCTCCTCCGCGTAGGGGTTCGTCTGATCGCCGATCCGGAAGGCTTCCCGCTCGGTCTCGCTGGCAAAGGGAAGCGAGTACTCCTCCTCGCGCCACCATGGCCAGAAGAAGGCGATGAAGTCCGAGCGGCCTTCTTCGGCGTCGTCCCAGAGATCCTTCCACTCGTTAAACCCGTTGGCCGTCGACTCCAGGACCATCAGCGACTCAGGGTCCATGGGAACCGCCGCGCTCAGCGCCGTGAGCTTCAGCGTTATTTGCGGCCAGAAACCCACCTCGCTTCCGTGGACGCCGCGGTAGGTACCGCCACGCCCGGCCTGGAACTCACCCGCTGTGTCGACGAGATAGCGGGAGTCGGGGAAGACCTGACCTTGGGTCCACAGACCGTCGCCCGCGTAGTGCATTTCCCGCTGACGGCGGTACTTGCCGAGGCGGGGCTTCAGCTCGGGGTCTTCGGGCAGGTTGGCGTAGATGGTCTCGGCCATCCGGTAGAGCTTTGCCCCGGTCTCGCGATCGTGAGCGATCGTCAAGCTGTCGTAGCGCTCTCGAAGGGTGCTGCGGTGGGTCAGCTTCGCCTGGCTAAAGGTCGATATCCCAACCTGTCGGGCCTTCAACGCCAGCGCTCGCATCGGCTTACCGGATACCCGCTGATCCTCCAGCCTGCGATCTAGCTCAAGCTGCCCGGCTTTGAACTTGAGCGGGACCAGCTGCCCCTGCTTGGTGACGATCTTGGCGAAGTTCTCGGCCCAGTAGGGCGTCTCCTCGCGAACCCTCTCGCGAACCGCATCGATGTCTGTCGAGGTGGCCACTGTCCAGTGACCACTTTACGGTTGGAGACAGTCGCAACGGCAAAGGAGCGATTCACGCCCGACCGCTCGGCCTAACGCCGAGCGCCACCAAAGCGAGAGGAGACGATCTCCATGCGGAGATTCATCGTCGCCGTCGCGGTGCCCAAAGCCCTGGCCAGCGCGACGGCCCAAGCCAACCGATCCAACCAATACGCGGCGTGCCCCGTCACCCAGTTCCGAGCCTTCTCAGCGAAGGTCTGGAGGCTCGACCGCTGGCGCCGGGAGAAACCGCATCAGAAAGCGCTCAGCGCGAAGGCGGTATGGCTGGAGTGCGCTGGAGCCGGCGCCCGCAGGTTGATGCTTGCCCAATGGACCGAAGATCAGCGGGCCTTCTACGCGCACCGTCGCCGCGAGCTCTGGCGGATCCGCGTCACGCCCTTCTACGGATGCACGTCGCTCGGGGGCTGCGGGTGGTGGGCGCTGCCGGTCGGGATCGTCGAATGCGAGTCGGGCGGCAGCTATTTCTTCCCCTACGGGGCCTACTCGATCCTCGACACCGCCTGGCAAGCGTGGGGTGGACAGACCGCACGCGCCGGTGAAGCCCCTAAGCGCGAACAGGACCGCGTCGCCCACGTCGGCTGGCGGCTCTACGGAGAATCGCCCTGGGAGTGCAAATCTGACGGCTCTACCTCCTGGCCGTAGTAGGCGCGCTAGCGCCTATTTCGGTACGCTCGCGGTCTTGCGACTGCTCCGTCGACAGCAAGACCCAGGCGTTCTGCCGGCCCTCGCGGCATTGCGACGCGAGTTCCCGCGCAGCACGACCTACCTCAGCGACATGGAACATTTTGCCGCCTACGGCAGGAAGCGTCACAAGCTAGGCCCGGAGTTCATCGCCGATGTCAGGGCCTTCTGCGAACGGGACGCCGAAGCCGCTACCGACTAGGCAGCGAGCGCAGCGCGCGCCTTCTCGCGAGCCATCTCCCGCCGGACCAAACTTTCGGCGTTGCGGCGGGGCATCCTCTTCGCGGCCTCTCGAACCCGAGCCTCGAAGTTACCCCCGCTCGCTTCGGGCCCCGGAGCGCTTTCAGCCGGGGAAGCCGAGGGCAGTTCGACGCGCCGCAGGTCCGATCTCCCGAAGTGCCCGATCCCCGCCTCGCGGCGGATGTACTCGGAGACCTTCAGGCCCGCGGCCTTGGCCCTCTCCTCGATCAGGGCCTTCTCAGCGGTTGACACCCGCAGCTTGATCCACTCGCCTCGGCCGGTCTTGGTAGCCACGGCTGGGACGGTAGCGGGGGTGGGGGACGGTTGTGGGTACATTGCAAATGCGTGTTGGAGGGTGGTAGGGAACCTGCGCGTATGGGACCCAGCGCGGCGGAAGGGGTGGCCGGGGGCACGCCTGAGCGACCGCGCGTCTGATGTCGATGATTGGTTGTGCTGTCAGCGCAACGCTAGGCACAGAGCCAGATGCGTCGTGTGGTGCGGCCGACTATGCGGCCGGATAGGGCTAGATCGGGGGCAGTCAGACAGGGCTGGAGATCGGCGTGATTAGCAAGGTTGGGACGCTGTCGCCTGCCCCGGTGTCCTCAAAGAGGTACCGCTGCCCCGACATCCCGCGAAGCTGCTCCTTCGACCGCTCTGCCCTTTCCTCCGGCGTCATGCTCGCCCCTGATCGCGTTCTCCTCACGCTGGAGCTTTGCCAACGCCGTGACCTCCCCTGCGCCTGGTTGTAGGATGGAAGGCATGTTGAGCGGGCTCAGCCGGAGTGAGCCTTGCCGCTATTCGCTTTGCGGTCCCCGACGAGGACACTGAGATCCCCTACTGCAAGGTGCAGTCCTTCACTGAGCTGAGCTAGGACCGAAGTGGCTCTGTTCTCAGCAATCCCTGCAAGCAAAGTCTCCTGCCACTTGGCCACGACTTCCTCCTGCTTCTCAATCAGCTCCTTCACGCTGCCTCCTCTTGTTGTTCTCGGGCAAGTCTTTGAAGCGGGCTCTCTTCCGCTGGCCCTGATCCATTGCCGTTAGACGTCGGGGATTTGGAGCGGGGAGCAGTCGCAGCCCGCCGCTGCATCGAGACCAGCGCTTTGTGGTGAGCGTCGAGCGTCCTGGAGTCGACAGCCGTGAGCTTACCCGCCCTCTTGCGCTCCATCGTCGCCACCTCGCGGGCCAAGAGCTTGACCATCCGCTGCTCGAGCGCCGCGATCGAGTGCAGTGTGTCGTCGTCGCTCGGGTTCTCCGGCGGGCCGTGTTCCTCGCGGTACTGCAGGCGGTAGTTGTAGACCTGGCGTTCGCTGATCGAGATGCTGCCGCACTTCAGGCCTGCTTCGCCTGCCTTGAGCCGGCGCAGGATCTCTTTGACCGGGAGTTTGGCGGCGTCCAAAGCGCCGATCGTGTCCCTGATTTCCTTGGTGTCGTAGCGGCGCGCCATGTGGTGAATTCTCCTATGTGAAGCGGATATGAACGGTTTTGAAGGATTTCGGCGCTGTGAGCGGACATCTAACGGACTGCGAGAGACCGCCGCTTGTGATCGGTCACGGTGTTTCGTGGCCACATAGTTCTCCCGCGATCAGCCCTCGCTGCCGCTCCGTCAGGTTCTCCACTCGCACGTTCTCGGAGATCATCAGCGGAATGAGGAAGCGGCGCGTCTTGGTCGCTGCCCAGCCCTTCTGAGCGGAGAGCAGTTTCGAGATCGTCAGGCTCCCCAGCGCCCGCTCATCTCCCATCGCCTGCGCGATGCTCAACCCGGCGCGGACCTCTCGTTTTAGCGCCGCGTGTCCGTGCTTGACCTCGTTGGCCTTTGCCAGCGCCACCATGTGCTGCGGGCGATCAACCGTGGTCGTCGTCATTTGCTGCTCTCCTCCCGTTTGACCGGCGCCTTGTTGCAGAACTCCTCGAAGGTGCCGGCGTCTTTGAAGATCCGCTCCCATTCGTTGAAGCGCTTCTTCGATCCGTTTTTACGCATAACCTCGAAGGCGTCGAACGCCGCTCCTTCGATCGCGCGCAGCATCATTTTCAGCCCGTACTTCGGGTTTTCGAGGTAGGGCAGGGCGAGCCAAAAGCGGTCGGCCGTGTAGGGACTGCGTTTGTGGTTGCAGGCCGTCTTCCAATGGCGAAAGGCAATTTCCACCTCACCGTAGAGCGGGTGGTGCTTGGCGGCCTTGACGCGATCGCGCTTGAGCTCGTCGAACCGCATCGTCCACGCCCGCACGTCGCGCTGTAGGCCCTTCACCTGCGCCTCGTACTCGCTGAGGCGGTAGTCGGACCGTTCGAGTTGCTCGCCGGTCTGAGAGTCGACGACGATGTAGCGGCCTTCGTCGCTCACGCCGCTGCCCTCCGCTGCCGCTCCCAGGTCTCATCGATCACGAGACGGCGCTTGGCCACTCGTTCCAAAGCGCGGTGGGCTGCCGTGACTTCAGCGCTTGCTCGCGCCTCTTCGACCAGGACTTTGAACGCGCCCTTGCCTAGCTGCTGGATCACGTCGCGAGTGTCAGCTGACTCCGGGAGTCTGAGCGCTACGACAAAGGGCAGCGACGCCTGCACCGAGCACGTCAGCTTCTCGCCCGCTTTGTCGGCGTCGAAGCTCAGGTAGATGCTGAGGAAGTCGTCAAGGCATGTCGTCCACTCGGCCTTCCAGCTAGACGCTCCGGGGATACCCAGCACCGGGAGCTTCGGGAAGGCGAGCCTCAGCGCCAGCGCGTCGCTCTCGCCCTCGGTGAGGACAACCGCCGGTCCGCCGAGATTGAGCGTCTCGAGCCCGTAGGGGATCTGCGCCTTGGACTTCCCGAGCCAGTAGGTGTCCCCGTTGGGCTTGAAGACCTTCGAGCGCCAGTGCTTGCCCTTCCTCGTGAAGTAGGGGATCTCGACTCCGGCCGCGGTCTGCTTCAAACCGAAGGCACGCAGGTCAGCGAGGTCGAAGCCCTTCCAGCGCGTTTCAGGCACGAGGAATCAACTGCTCCCTTCAAAAGGGGTCGCAGCTTTCGACTTCTCCGGTTCCTCGGCACCCTGCTCCACCGCCACCGCGAACGGCTTTGGATTCGCTTCGAAAAGCTCCTGGGCGTGGCTAATCACCCGAAGTGCCGCGCTCCGCTTAGTGTGCGGGCGACGTACGCCTGTGTCACCGCCGAGCCACGACGGATATAGAGGACTCCACTCGGCCTGTCTCTTGCGATAACGGCCCTGACAGGACCGGGCTATTAGGTCGCCGACCGTCCCGCTACCGTTTGGAGCACCTCGGTTCCACAAGCTGAAGGTACGCGGCCTCCCGGCGGATTCTCCAAAGGGAGGCCGCTTCAGTTCGGGTGTAAGTCGAGCCACCGATCCGACGCCGCCTAGTCGAGCCACTTGTCTGCGAGCTTGCGCAGCGTCGGGTTTTGGACGGGGTGCTTCGGCCGTTCGTGGGCGCGGCTCCAGAAGACGAGTCGCACACCCTCACGGTGGATGAAGAAGGTTCGATCGTGAATTCGATCCCAGACGCGGACGACCTGGCGACCGCCCCGGAAACGAGTCCCGAGCACCTTGTAGCGATGCCCGTTTGACGTAGAAACTCCGGCGCTCATGGCCTCTGCGCCCTCTTCGCGGCCTTGACCAGCTTGGCCCGGAGTTTTCGCGGACTTTCCTCAGAGGAGACACTGTCCTTGAGGCGTATCGCGACCCAGATGAAAGTGATCTCGTCAGGGGTGAGGTAAACCTCAGTCCCGACCCTTTTGCGTTTCGGTGGGTGCGGTCTCAAGATTTGACCCTTCGATTCGCGCGGTCGAGCTTGAGCATGATCCGGCCTGCGATGCTGCTGCCTCGGTGTCGCTTCTGTCGAGGCAGGGCGCTCAGAAACTCGATCTCCTCAGCCGTTAGATAGACCCGCGTTCCGGAACCATCTCGCGACTTCCTCCGTGTCCGGCCTTTGTCGGCACTAGCAGCCCGTTTCGCAGCCTTGGAGCACGCTTCTGAGCAATACCGGGCGTCGGACCTGTAGCCCGTTAGATCGCCACTACAGCCTTTGCGCTGACAAGTGCGCTGGGCCACGAAGTGCTGGCCACTCATTCGGGCTTCCTCGCCGCTGCCTTGCCCAACCGAGGGAGCATCAACGCCCCCCCCAGACCACGCGGTAACTCCGGCAGCGTGTGCAGCGAGCAGGATCCTGCGCGGTCTTCCAGGTGTGCCCGCAGTTGCAGCAGGACGCTTGGCGCTTCACCACTCGCCCCGTTCGTAGGCCTCGTCGCGCGCAATCGCGTCTGCCTCGTCTGGATCAAGGACGGCGCCGCAGGCCTCGCAGTACACATCGTCTCCCACTTCCGCTCCGCAGTCAGGGCACTGGTCGGGGAGATCAGCGGCGTGAAAGTGCGGATGGGAGTCATCGACGCCGGCGGGGTACTCGCTCAGTGCCATGTGGCGCGCCTTCCCTTTTCGTGACGCCCCGTGCGCGAGTGGTACTGACGCTCAGCCTTCTTGCGCGCTTCCTTGGCTTCGCGCTTACGCCGGTTTCGGCTTTCCCGCGTCTTGGTAGAGGTGCAGCCTCTCGCCAAGACCGTGGTTACGAATCCCTCCCGCCCAATAGCAAAGGCGACTCCCGGCGAGACGATCACGTAGCGAGACCCCGCATGTTCTGAACTCGGACGGGTCCATGCAGGAGGCTCCGTTGAGCAGGAGGCTCCGTTGAGCAGGAGCTCCATCTCCCGCTTCGCCTGGCCCGCGTCGATCGCCGGCTTGACCCGCGCGATGTACTGCTGGACGGCGTGAGCTGAGATGGAGGCCTTCACGCCGCCGCCTTCAGGAGCTCAAGGAGGTCGGAGAGCGGCATACAGGCGTGCCACTCAGAGCGAGACCGCCGGAAGATCAGAAGTGGTGTGTCACCGTCAGGTGCCTCGCTGCGGGCTTGCTCGAGCCAGGCCCAGACCTTGGCGGCCTCTTGGCGCTTGACCTCGATGTGGAACCCATCGAGGCCCGTCAGGTCACCCTTGACCGTCAATCCGCCGCTGTTGGGCACGCGCTCGACGTCGAAGCCGGCGTTCCGCAGGATCGTCGCGACCTCGCGCTCTCCGACTGCGCCCTTGCGCCGCTGAGAGGCGCCCATTAGGCCGCCACCACCCGAGTCGCTGGGTGCTTGTCTGGGCCGTGGCCTTGGCAGGTACCGGCTACGGGGTAGCTCGCTCCGCACTTGGGACAACGAAACGGCTCGGGGTGGTC